TCCTCATTCAGGCGGATGAAGACGTTGTACAGGCAGACGTTGGCTTGAACGCCAAGATCGCCTATACAGCAGGCAGCTCCACCACAGGCGTATCCGGCACCGAGTTGGATTCTTCCACTATTGCCAACACCGCAACACTGGTGTTGAAAATCGTGGGTTTCTATAACAGCCCCAGCAACGAGCGTGCTGTAAATCACGTCGACGTTGTGGTTAAAATCAACACTCACCTGTATGGCAGCACCGGCGTTGCCAATACAGCGCCGTAATAGGAGCTAACCATGGCTATTTCACGCGCTCAACTTGTTAAAGAGCTGGAGCCCGGCCTGAACGCCCTGTTCGGCATGGAGTACAACAGCTACGAAAACGAGCACGCCGAAATCTACGACATCGAGACCTCTGACCGTGCGTTTGAAGAAGAGGTAATGCTGTCTGGTTTTGGTGAGGCTCCCGTGAAGACTGAAGGTGCCGGCGTTGCATACGACGATGCACAGGAAGTCTACACCGCTCGCTACACGCACGAGACCATCGCACTGGCGTTCTCGCTGACTGAAGAGGCCGTAGAGGACAACCTCTATGACCGTCTCTCCGCCCGCTACACCAAGGCACTGGCTCGTTCGATGGCGCAGACCAAGCAGATCAAAGGCGCTGCAATCCTGAACGGTGCTTTCACCACCTCCACGGGTGGCGACGGCAAGCCGCTCTGCGCCACTGACCACCCCACGCTGAGTGGTCCGGATCTGCGCAACGAGCTGTCTGTTTCTGCCGACCTGTCAGAAACCTCCTTGGAGCAGGCTCTGATCGACATCGCCGCGTTCACCGATGAACGTGGCCTGAAGATCGCAGTGCAGGGCCTGAAGCTCATCATCCCGAAGGAGCTGCAGTTCACTGCTGATCGTATTCTGAAGTCCACGCTCCGCGTTGGCACTGCAGATAACGACATCAACGCCATCCGCAACATGGGGATGATCCCGCAGGGCTATTCGGTCAACCATTACCTGACTGACCCGGATGCCTTCTTCATCATCACCGATGCTCCGAACGGCATGAAGATGTTCCAGCGTGTAGCGATCAAAACCGGCTTTGAAGGTGACTTCGATACCGGCAACGTCCGCTACAAGGCCCGTGAGCGCTACAGCTTTGGCTTCAGCGATCCGCGCGGCATCTTTGGCTCGCCCGGCACCCCGTAAGGGGTACAGAAAGAGGGGGACTTCGGTCCCCCTTTTTTTTTCTGGGGATTGCTGTATAGTTTGAAAAACCCCGGAACATTCTGGGTGGCAGACGGCCCGGGCCGACTTCATGCAGACTGCCGCCTCAAACTCGCATGAGAGGAATATGCAATGGCTAATACCACCTTTTCGGGTCCCGTCCGGTCGCAGAATGGCTTCCAGAGCATCTCGATTGACTCGACCACCGGCACTGTTACGGTACTGAGCAACGCGGGTCTGGCTCCGGTTGCACTGCCCAACGCAAACACTACGATCACCACGGCTGCCAATTCTGGCGTCATTAACATCGTTGCCGACGTTTCTGCTGACCGCACTTACACCCTGCCTACTCCGGTAGCTGGAGCTGTATTCAACTTTATCTACGGCGGCGGCGCAGCTGATGGCCACGATGCCATCTTCACCACTGGTTCGGACCTGCTGTATTTCGTGGGCGGTGTAACCTTCTTTGACACGGACACCTCGTCGCAACCGTCTGTGGTGTTCTCCGATGGCAACTCCAACAGCAAGCTGCAGGTCAATCTGCCTGCTGCCATGAACATCACGTTTGTCGGCACCAGCGCAACGACCTATCAGGTCTACGGCACTGTCGTGAGCACTACTGCACCGACCTTTGCTGACCAGTAAGGGGGAGCCATGAGCTTCAGTAATATCCAATCGGTGACCAAGACAGCAGATGCGTCTGCTGTGGTTGGGCGCACTCGGGTGGTGGGGGTGTACTTCACCTGCACCAACACGGCAGCGTCTTTCGTCTTGAAAGACGGCACCACGTCAGCAGGCACGGGCAAGATGACAGTTACGACTCCGGCAGCTGCCGGGGCGTACGACATCATCATTCCGGACATGGGCATCTTGTTCGAGAGCGGGGTGTACATTGATGTCAGCAGTGCTGAAGTGACCAGTGTGACCCTGTTGTTTGAAGGTGGAGCGGCTGCCTGATGGCGACCAAGAGCAAGGGCATGGGCATCAAGACCTCGGTCAAGAGCGGTAATTTCCGCCCGACCAAGTCTGGCGCGGGCATGACGGAGAAGGGCGTGGCGGCATACCGCCGCGCCAACCCCGGCAGCAAGCTCAAGACAGCGGTGACCGAGGACAAGCCCTCCCCTGCTCGCGCCAAGCGCCGCAAGTCGTTTTGCGCGCGCTCGGCCGGCCAGATGAAGCAGTTCCCAGAGGCAGCGAAGGATCCCAACAGCCGGCTTCGGCAGGCTCGACGCAGGTGGAAGTGCTGATGAAAAAGGCCGCTCCCAAGAAGTCAGGTGTCAACGCTGCGGGTAATTACACAAAGCCGGCACTTCGGGAACGCCTGTTCAACCAGATCAAGGGTCAAGCTGTTCAGGGCACCCGCGCAGGACAGTGGAGCGCACGTAAGGCGCAGCTGCTGGCCAAAAAGTACAAGGAAGCCGGAGGAGGCTATCGTGATTGACATTGAAGCGTTTCGTATCAAAGACGGGCCGAAAAGAGATTTGTCAAACGTCCCTGTCTACCCAATGATAAACGGGCATGCGTCCGTGTGTGCAATCCACGATGAAGGTCCATGTACCTGTGGCACTGAAGAAGAGCTGAATGACTTGGCGTTTGAAGAGGCGGGGTTGAGTAAAGAGGACTTTGAGTGAAAAAGCCTCAAGAGTCCCTGAAGAAGTGGACGGACCAGAAGTGGCGTACCAAGTCCGGCAAGCCGTCAAGTAAGACCGGGGAGCGCTACCTGCCAGAGGCCGCGATCAAGGCACTGACCCCTGCAGAGTACGCGGCCAGCTCTCGCAAGAAACGAGAAGACACGCGCAAGGGAAAGCAGTTCTCCAAGCAGCCTAAAAAAATCGCAAGCAAAGTGCGTAGCTACAGGAGCAAGTGATGAAGAGCAAAATGAAGATGGTCGAGAAGGACGGCAAGAAGGTTCCGGCCTTTGCTGCTGATGGCGTCGGCAAGATGAAGAGCGGCGGCGCAGTAAAGAAAGGCTATCATCGCATGCCTGATGGCAGTGTGATGAAGGATTCGGCGCACAAAAAGGCGACGGGCATGAAAAAAGGTGGCATGGCCTCCGATAGCATGGGCCGTGCTGTGAAACGTAAAACTGCGGACGTTAAAGGCCGCGCTATGAAGACGAGAGGTAAGTAAAATGGCTGGACGTGGAATGGGTGCCGCTACCAAAGGCGGCGGCTGCGTTGAGAAGGGCCCCAAGAACCGCATGGTCTCCGAGACCAGCAAGAAGACGGGTCCCGTCATGATGAAAAAAGGCGGCATGGCTATCAATCAGCACAAGAAGATGGCGATGGGCAAGATGGGCGGCGGCATGGTCAGGAAGTACCGCAAAGGCGGCATGGCGTGTGACTGATGGCTACTTCAGGAACGACGGATTTCAACCTCAGCATAGACGATCTTGTTGAGGAGGCGTTTGAGCGCTGTGGCATGCGGATGACCGCAGGCTACCAGCTTTCGTCTGCCCGTCGTTCCCTGAATCTGCTATTCCTCGACTGGGCAAACAGGGGCCTCAACCTGTGGACCATCGAGGAGGCCACGTACGCGCTGGTGCAGGGCAGCCGTGAGCTGACGCTGCCGACGGACACGGTGAACGTCCTGTCTGCCGTCATTCGATTGACGCAGCAGGGACAGCAGACGGACATCACCATCGATCGTATCAGCCGCGAGGACTATCTGGATCTGCCGGACAAGCTGACACAGGCGCGTCCGGCACAGTACTACGTTCAGCGAGCCAACCCGACTAAGGTGTTTCTGTACCCCGCAGCGGATCAGGTCTACACCTTCGTGTACTACAGAATCCGTCGCATTCAAGATGCCGGGGGCTACAGCAATACGGCAGACGTGAACTTCCGCTTCCTGCCGTGTTTGGCATCCGGGCTTGCCTATATGCTGTCCTTGAAGTACGCCCCGGATCGCACAGGCGCGCTGAAACAGATCTACGAGGAGGACTTCCAGCGCGCTGCACTGGAAGACCGAGATACGGCCAGCGTCCAGTTTGTTCCGGACTTTGGGGTGTGAAATGGCTTTTGCGACAGGCAAGTTCTCCTACGGCCTATGCGATTTTTGTGGACAGCGTTATCCGTACACTGTGCTGCGAAAGAACTGGCGCGGTTTCATGGTATGTCCTGATGACTACGAGCCGAAAGAGCCCCAGCTTGATCCGCTGCGGTATCGTGGAGACGCCATTGCATTGCGTAATCCGCGACCAGATCGCATCGAGCCGGTTGTGGTCTACCTTGGTGTCCCAGCAGATTCAGCGTTCCAGAGTATAGGCAGCGCATCCAACACCGTTGACATGCGGCCGTTCCCGCAGCAAAACGCGGTACAGGGTGTGGGTCAAATAGGCCGCGTGACGATAGTGGTGAGCTGATGACATACGACGAACTGGTCACAAACATCCGAAATTACACCGAGGTGAACAGCAACGTGTTCACCAACGCGGTGATCAACACGTTCATCACCATGGCCGAGAACCGGATCCTGCGTGACATCGATCTGGACGTGTTCAAAAAAGAATCCACTGGCACGATGACCAGTGGCAACAAGTTCTTGAGCGCGCCGAGCGACATTTTGACCCATCGGTACATGATGATCACGAACTCCGGAGACCAGATCTTCTTGGACTTCAGGGACACGTCGTTCATGAAGGAGTACTGGGCAGACGGCTCTGAGACGGGCGTGCCGAAGTACTACTCGGTCTGGGACCAGAACACCTTCTACGTGGCGCCTACGCCGAACAGCAATTACTCGGTTGAGCTGGGCTACATTTACAGGCCGGCGCAGCTGTCCTCGACCAATCCGACCACGTGGATCAGCAACAATGCTCCCGAGGCTCTTCTGTATGCCTGTCTGATTCAGGCCTACAGCTACACGAAGGGCCCCACTGAAATGCTTGCTTTCTTTGACGCCAGCTACAAGCAGGCGATACAGGGTCTGGGCATCGAACAGCAGGGTCGCCGTCGCCGAGACGAGTACCGAGATGGTATGATTCGCCTACCAGTTCCTTCTGCCTCACCGGGGCCATAAACCATGTTCAGTATCGTCACAGGCGCAAAGTTGGGAGATGTCAAAGCCACCTCCGTGTCGGGAAGGGGCTTCACTCCCGAAGAAATAGCCGAGCAGGCACTGAACAAGATCATCTCGGTTGGCGGCAACTGCCACCCGGTCATTCGAGATCAGGCCGAGGCGTTCAAAAATGATATTCGTGGCGTGCTGGTCCACTACATGCACCAAGCTGTCAGGTCCAACCACACTACGCTGGCAAACCGTTTCCGCGCCGCAGGGCACCCGGAACTTGTGAAACTACTGGAGAGCTGAAATGGCTATTTCTATCACAACCGCAATGCCCACCAGCTTCAAAGTTGAGCTGCTCAAGGGCGTACACAACTTCACCGCCTCGACGGGGGACACCTTCAAAATTGCTCTGCTGAAAGCAGTGGCAGCAGGCTCCGGCACGTTCGGTGCTGCGACGACCAACTACAGCAACCTCGGCACCGACGAGCTGGGCAGTGGTAGCGGTTACACCACGGGCGGCAACACGTTGACTTCAGTGACCCCGGTGGCTGACGGCACTACGGCGATCTGTGACTTTGCAGATACCACGTGGAGTGCTGCCACTTTTACCACGTGCGGTGCGCTGATCTACAACGACACCGATGCGGGCGCAGCTTGCGCCGTGTTGAGCTTTGGTGGTGACCAGCAGGTAAGCTCCGGGGATTTCCAGATCCAGTTCCCTGCCGCTGCCGCTGCTACGGCCATTATCCGTATTGCGTGAGGCCTGACCCGTGGCAGCTACCACCTACGACAAGGGTTGGGGAGAAGGTGGCTGGGGCATAAATGGCTTTGGCGGGATAGCTCCTGCCTACGTAGTTGATGGTGTCGCGGGAACAGGTGCAGTTGGTTCA